AACACTTTTGGTATGGAAAATCTCTGTGGGTAATTGAGGGGGTGGATTTGTGACTACCAATTTTGCAGGAAAAGCAGACAGAGCATTATTAATATTTCGTTGATACACTTCGATAACAAAACTTCGATGGGGTATACTTGTATTTGGTGCAACTCGAAATTTTGCATCCTCTACATTTTTCTCAAAAGTATAAGTGTAAAAATTATCTGTAACATGCTCGGTGCGTAAGAGTATACGATTATCAATATCATTCGTATCAAACATACGAATTTCAAAATCTTTAAAAAACGCATCAAGTGACCCACTGTCTGCCCCATCGGGTTCTGATCCCAATTCAAATGAGGCTATATTCGCCGCTTTGCGCCATGTAAACTTTGCATCTCTACCAACAAAGTTTGTATCATTACCTTGCTCAAACAATTCCAATCCCGATACCCTGGGGGCTAATTGTAATTTGTCAATCCCCTGAATTTGTATGGTGGCAAAGGCGGGTGGTGATATTAAACCTTTAAAATCCCTGGCCATGACTTGTACAATATAAACACCTTTCTGAACATTAAAAATGTCAACGTAGTTTGTACGAACATTAACAGAGTTCCAATTATCATCTTCCCTTCGAAAACGAATATCATATGAAATGGCTTTATTAACCTCATCCCAATGACCTTTTAAAACACTAATAATTTCTCCATTTGATGTTGTTAAATACTCATCAAGGGTTAAACCCGTAGGAATTGGAACGGTACCAAGTGTGATATCTATTGGTACATCTTCAAGTAATATACCCGATTCAATAATTGAAAATTTATCTGGATCATGTTTAACAGCCAGAACTTCACGGTATAATTTTTCTGACTCTGTAACCGATATAATACGAAATTGTTCGGGCACTTCGATATCAGATTCAAGAACCCATACTGATTCTGCCTGTGGTAAATCAGCGAACGCCGTAGACACAGTAATAGTTTGGTATGTACCGGGAACCGTATTACTGATTGCTTGATTTTCAACAGTACCATTTGGATGAAGAACTGATAACGAATAAGTTTTTCCCACCTCCAAGGTAACCGGAACATCCAAAGGAATGGAATCGGTTTCAATCCCCTCACCAGTAATTGCTACAATCAAATTATCATTTCTAATTGTGCCCGTTACGGTTGCGCTGGCCGCTCTGCTTCCCATTACAATCGCACTGGCAAGGAACGTATCGGTATCTAAATTGGATAAATCCAGAACCAATTGTCCATCAATAAAAATTTGTGCAATACCATCATCAGCAAGAGGAGCAGTTGCCGCTACCCATTGAAGTTTGACACGATAAGTTTTTCCTGTTTCAAAAACTGGATCGGATATTGTAGTAAATACATCGGCTGGTGCATCGGTTCGATGAACCCCAACAAATTTTTGAGTTCCAGCGTCATTAATAACCCCTAAAGATAAAAGTTGTGCTCCGGCACTTAAATGAATTCCTGGACCAAAAAATAAATCGCTGGCTGCAGTAATTATTAATCCATCATCCACTTCAAAATCAAATTCGCACCACACCAATGACTCATCAATAATAATACGCACGGCTTTTGCAACTGATCCCGCAGTAATAATTGAAACAACCTCCCCATTGGTAATTGAGGAGGTTCCAGTAAACGTCCAGTCGTCATCCGAATCAAAAAATTCTTTAAGAATATAACTTTGTACCAAAACGTTATCATGCCTCAATGTTCCCGAAACCGATGCACCACTGCTGCCGTTTCCAACACTGACTCGGTCTGGTACCAAGGCGTTATTGTCAACCGTTTGAACGTCCAAAATTTTAATGCCATCTACCAAAATTTCAACAATACCATCATCAGAAGTTGTGGTGGTTGCTTTTCTCCAGTGAAATTTTATTTCAAATTTTTTGTTTTTAGCAAATGCGGGGGTGGTAATTACGTTCTGCACAATACCAGCATCATCATCGTAAGTTGTACGCCATTTTAAAGTTCCGGAGTCATTAAAAATTTCAAGGGTTATGGCACCCACAATATTGTCATGTAAAGAAAATATGTTGCACCTCTGACCACTGGTACCAATAGTCAAATCGTTATCTACACTAAAAAGACATTGTGCCCACAATTCGGTTTCACTTGAAAACGTCTGGGTAAGGCTATCAATTCCGCCCCCCACTATTACTGAAACTACTTCTCCATCAATAACATTTGAATCACCTAATTGAGTCCATACAGGATCGGGATCAAATCCTTCATCAATAAGTGTTATGCCAACATTACCGGGTAATATTCGACCGCCAAAATCTTTCTGGGTCCTGTTTGGGTCTTGGATTTGAATCAATGCACCAGGGAATAATACAGTTGCCTCTTGTCCGGTAACAAATTTTACAATTTCGGTTTCATTAACTTCAGAATATAACATCCACAATCCAACTCGATTGGCTTGTCCCCTGGATGTGACTCCAACTGCCACAATTTCTTTTGTGCGAACACCGTAGCGATCAATACCAGCAGGATTTTCCACATACTCAACTTCAGATTTATATAAATTAGCTGGATTATTCCAAGTGACGATAGCCACAGTATGTCGAGCCGATATAGAACTACCCGAATAATTAAAATCTCCGTCTTCCACATTGGCTTCATTGAACAATGCGATAGGAGTAGCAGGTGAATCCTGGACAGCAGTTAATTGACCCCCAGACCAATACGGCATCCCTCGAAATACACTGGCTAACTGTAACAATAATTTATATGCTTCTTGCCCATTTTGAATCTGCATATTGCAAGTAAATCTTGGCTCCTGTCCTCCAAATCCGTCATCAACTAATGTATCGCAATATTGAGCAATAGCAAATAGGTCAAATTTATTTGTAAGGGCAGGGGTAATAAATTCTCCAAGACCGTACCGAGTATTCGTTGCAATGTCATAAAATATCCAGGCGGGGTTATCAGTCCAATCCGTAACAAAAACTCCACCCCAGACAGGTGGATCATAAATACGGGTCAATGGATCATAGTTATCCGGTATTTGAACCTTGACCCCTTTTATCTTATACCCTCTAACTGGAATCGCTTGAAATTGAGTTGACTCCATTTCAATCCCGTATATTGCACTATTAGGATAGGTTATTTTTTCATTATTAATTTCAGTATAAGATTGCCAATTAGTTTTATTTTGAAGTAAGGCAGAGTTTGAATCCGGTGTGACCCGTTCAAAACGAATTTGACGAACAGCCCCAACCGGAAGTTTTAAATTATAATCCCTTGCAAATCCTCCGGATGATTTACCAGTAATTGTATCCTCCACAAATAAAACAAATCCACCTCCGTCAACTTCAACATAAAGTTCAATTCTAACTGTGGTTCCAAGGATATCCCCGGTATCATGATTGGTAAATAACATCCCTGGAAACTGTACCGTAACTCGAGCATCGTCAATTGTCGCGTCATTGATAGTAATCGTATGTGGATCATTTTGCTTAATCTCTACGCCAACAGAAATAGTTTGTTCAGTCCCAGGAATTCCAGGAATATGAGATTGAGTTTGTGTTCCAACTTCTTCCCAAAGCGTAACCCCCAAAAAATTAAAACTGTCATCAGCATTTTGAATCGGAGTACCATTGACATAAACTTTTTTCAGAGGGTCAACATTTCCAAGTCCAACAATTTCACCCTCTGAAACTAAATCTAAAATACGGGCCTTTTGTAATGAAAAAAGACTATCAGGGGTTTCAATGGGGGTACGCCCTCCACCTTTACCTGCCCCTTTAATTAATGATTTTTGTTTTATGGTCCTGTCGGAAATTGTATACATCCTTTATTCGATCCTATTATTACACAGTTTTCAGCATCATCGCCACGGCGAAAAGTTTCAATACCAGCCGATATAACGGCTGATCCTGCAATTATCTCACCATAGACAATGGGAACCGATCCCCCCTGGGTAAGGGTATTAATGGGACCGGAAAAAAATGTACTGGGTTTAGTTTCGGGACGTTCCTCAGGACCACCGCTGGGAGTTCCCACAAGTAAAGTCGATAACCCCTGAAGTGCCAACGAAACCCCAATACCTACAGCCGCCGTAGCCAACGCACCAGTTCCTAATAACCCCAGTGGTCCTCCGACTGCTATCAATGCAATTCCAATAATGATTGTCCAAAATACACTTTTCTTTGCACCTTTAATAACTGGTACTATGTGAATTGTTTTTGATCCGGCTGGTAACACCATTTGCTCAGGTGATAAACTGTGACCGTCAACAAAAACATAATAACCAGGTTCATTATTTTTAATAAGATAATTGGTAAAATCTGGAAAATTACCTCGCAATGCACATAAGGCTTCGCGTGGTGTAATGATATCAAAATCGTATTCTTTTCCAAATCGTTCCCGCAATTCTCCGTACAACTTAACTTTTGTCATGACATACCTCGAACATAGTATAATGTCTAATTACTTTTCTCATATTCTTATACCACCATCCACCGAATACAGTTTTTTGTGACAACCTTAATTGTATGTGATGTAGTATAACTGGTACCTTTGTTCGTCCACCAAAATCTTGATATCCAATAAATATAGCCGCATGATTTATTACTCGTGATTTTAAAGCCATAAAGATTAAATCACCAGGTTGAATATTATCAAACTTAACCTCAATAAATCCTTCGGTTGCAAAATTATCCTCATATAAATCTTCATTGCGTTCCCAAAAACAATCCTCCCGGTAATAGTCATTTAATTCAATATTGTATTCTCGTTTATACCAATCCCTGATGAGGGTATAACAATCCAAGATATTAAATACAAACTGTCTTCCCTCGTATGGGGCTTGATACCCATTTGGTTTAATCTGTTGGATTTTTTTTGAGGGCCAGCCAATGATAGTCCAGGGAAATATGCCTTTTTCACATTCAACTAAATCGGCCTGTGAGGGTTTGGGGGGATAATTCGGATGGCTGTGTACGATTTCAAGAATTGTTCCCGCATCAGAATATTTTATATAATCCTCATGATGCAGAATAAAATGATCGTCACGGGTTGCCAAATTTCTACAAGGACCATAGAATATTTCCCCACCCTTCATGTATACCAATCCACATGACTCTTTGGGATATTCTTTTTCAGCATGTGCATACGCATCATTTAACCAAGTTTGCACCGGGGAATCCTCCAAATGGAAGTTCATTAAAATCACCAAATCGAAGTTTACAGGATGCAACACGTTTTCCACAATCATCCTCTGCCAATATTCCTGTTGGTGTATCATCCCTTTTTGCTACAGCCGGACCCACATAACTACACTCAGGTGATCGATAAAGCCATACACAAATATTCTTAATAATTTTTCGTCTGGGTAATATAACTCCTTCAACATCCCAAGGAGCGGCCAATTCATACTCTACAAAAATTTTATTTTCTGAAGTTTTACGGTGAATAGACCAAATTTCATCCGGTAGTTTTTGGGCGGGGTCAGCATTTGGATTGCCATTTGTAAAATTAGCCGCATCAAGGTATTTAATAAATGTACTAATACGAGTAACCACCGCACCTACTAAATCCTGAAACTGAAGATTTAGATTATAAAAAGTCCCCAAAACATTTGACACTTTAATCCTTGGCCTTGCCAATGTACCTTCTCCAGTTAATTCAAATCCCGAGGCTTGTATCGGCCATTTCTGATAGACATTGCCATCCCAAATAACATCTCCATTAAATTCATTGCTCCCATCATGGAAACGATTAATTGAGCCACCAGCAAAAGCCGTTGTATCAATTTCAAATAATTTAACTTCTCGGCCCACATCAAGTTTTTGAATATCGGATGCAATTGTCATACGTCAAACACCTCTTCGAAGGTTGCCGATATTGTATTTAAATCTATGGCCTTACTAAATGATCGTGACCAAGATGGACAAATATATTTTCTTTGGACGCCTCCAGGGATTGTAAAATCAAATGACTCATGTCCGGCCCTGGCCTCGAAAAAATCTTCAATTTGGTTTGCTACTGCGTCACTACGAACGTCAAATAACATAGACCAAGTTTTGGGATCATTGTTAATACCATCCCCTGCTCGTTGAATGTACCCCTTACCAAATCTTAAACTTCTAACCCGAGGTGACGAATTAACCCGAGTTGATGAAGATGGAATATGATTAAAAGTTGGCATTATGATTTTCCTTTATCGACATTGGCTAATGGCTGTCCTGGTCGCATCATGTCTACAATAATGGATTTTACAGAGTTTGCAATTTCAAATCCAAAATCTGTGGCCCCCTCATTGTTACCTCCCCCACTTTTTCCTTCTACATTAACCGTGATTCCAATTTGATTCGTTATCCCACCATCACTACGCCGTTGACCTGGGGTGCTAATTGTAATACGTTCTCCTGGGGTTACATTCCCTTGGAATAATTTTGAATCCCTTCCACCAGACCCCGGCACAACAAAGTCGGTACCATGAGCAAAACTTGGAGCCAATGGTAAACTGGCAACGGTACCCGATGCCACTACTCCACCGGCTCCGCCGAATAATGCAGAAATACCACTAGTAATTAAAGTCCCAATGATACCACCCCCACCAGTACTAGGTGATCCAAATAGGCTTTCAATAAAGGGACGAACAATTGCTAATCGAATTACTTCCGCGATAATTGCATCAATGGTCCTTGAAAATGCCTCCTGAAAACTATCCATTCCTTTAACTGCATCAACAAACGCATTTGTTATGCTGGTTTCTGTGCCTCGTGCAATCCGTTCCAATGAATCTGATATCGGGTCCTCTTCGGCTTTCAACTCACCAAATTTAATCCGGGCTCGATCAACCGCCTCTTGAATTTCATCAGCCGTTTTTCCCGCGCTGGCTCCAACCTTTTTAATCTCATCAACAATTCGTTTTAATTCTTCTTTTGGATCATCAAAGAAACCGAGTGCATCAATG